CCGCGGACTTTGCTGTTGCCGTCTCGGATCCTGCTGCCGCCGTCGCTGACTTTGCCGCTGCGGTCGCGGAGGCGCTTGCATTCTCGGCTTGCACAGTGATGTCCGCCAGATAATTTGGTTGCAACTTATCTGCGGTGATACTGCCATTTTTGATGTCTGCCTTTACCTTGCCATCGTCTCCTACTGTCCAGTAAATCGTGCCCGAATCGAGAAATTCAAACTGTGTGATTAGCGCTGAGAGATCCACGGACTTCTGCGTGCCATCATCCAGCGTGATGATCAGCTGCTGTGCATCCGGATCATAGTCAAAATTGACCGCCAGTTTTTCCAGCATGGTATCGATGACCTGCTGTGCGCCGGAGACCGCCGTGATTGTAAACTTACCAGTAGTCTCATCATAATCAATCTTATTGATGCAGGACTGCGCATCGACCTTGTCAAACTTGGTGAGTTCATGCGTGATCACACGGTCATCAATGGTGCTTACACCCTGACTCAGCTTATCCAGATTACGCTTATTCAGCGGTGTGTTGATTGACGGCTTATTTTCCCAAACGGTAGGTTCATACGCTTTCTGCATTCTGCTCTTCCCCTTTCTCTTCTTTCTGTTTTTTCTCCAGTGCGTCTCTGACCGCAATTTCCATTAATAATTCTTCCTCTGCACGCCGCTCCTGCTTTATCAGGATATCCTGCAAAGCCATACGCTTGATTTCCTCCGGCAACCCGGAACTATCCACAAAGTTTGTAATTGCCTGACTAAATTCCCTGATTTCTAAATTGCTCATTCTTAATCCTCCGGTCCCAAATAAGTAATAACAGTCCCACTAATGGATTTTGTTCTCCACGCAACTACCGTACCTTTATAATTCATATAGCCCGACACACCGATAGCTCTTACGCTGACCAGATCAACGCTTGATAGCTTATTTACGATAGTCGCAGCGCTGATTCTGTCCGCTTTAATCACACCGGAGGATGTCCAGTTGGCTACTTCCATGTAATTAGCCTTTACGGTTCCGGCACTGATATAGTTGGCTTCTACCGTTCCCAAACGGGCGCTTACACCATTCAGATCAGAGACTGTCACATGATCTGCTTCCAGGCTCCCCACGCGGCCACTGACGGCGTTCAGAGAGTCAATGGTTGCCTTGGTGGCAATCAGGTTGTTCAGTTCCAGTTTTGCCACATTCAACGTCTCTATGGTGGCATATTTGCTGACCAGTTCATCCGCATTTACCACACCGACCAGGTCTATCCGTTCTGCCTTGATCTTGATGCTTTCCGCAGTCTGATTGATCTCTGAAACGATATTGTCCTTGGATACCTTGGTAAGGATCTGCTGTGCATTGATGCTGATCTGCGTGGACAGATTCTGGTTGATATCTTTCATTTCCAGACGAGTTTCATCCACCGTCCTGGTAAGCACATTTGTTTTTCCCTTTAACTGGATAATCTGCTTCTGCAGTCCATTAACCTGTCCGGTCCTGTACTCCTCACCCTCCGCTGTATAACTGTCCCGGAGTGCCTGGATGCCTTTCAGGGTTCGCTGCAGGATGTAAGTGTACACATCTTCACGGGTCGTATGTAACAAAATGCCATCCCCCACCTCCAGGCAGGGATTGCCGCGGGCTTCCACCTGTGCCGGACGGTACCATACGACACCGATCACGCTGAGGACATTGTCTGCGATAGTCTGCAGTTCTGCCGCAGACTTGCCATACACCAAAAAGTTATCCTCTATGATGTAACAGTTATTACCGGTACCGGAGATAGCACCGATGTCGTTCTCTTCCTGCCGGATCTGCAGCTTATCAATATGCTGACAGATAAAGTCCTCATACTGACAGGATAGATACATGCTCTTGGATACTTCCGATGTTCCCATCGGATCTGCAGGATAAAGGTCATCTGACGGATACAGATCATCCGCCGGATACAGCCCCTCTATCATCTGCTCCAGCACCACATATCGCAACTTGCCTGCTCGGGTAATGTGTCCAAAGCAGCCATTGATCTCGCAGATGGCTTCTATAACCGTCTTTCCTGGGAGTTCTCCGGGATCTATGGTTTTTTCTACCACCATATCATCGTTAACCAACGTAATTTCTTCCTGCTCCACGCCGACATATGTGCAAAAGTTATCCCGGAACTGCCGAAGAGTTATCGGAAATGTCAGGCTGTTATACCACGCAGCCACATCTGTATTCAGGATGTCGTACATAGCATCGTATGCTACGATATCCCGATATCTTCTATCTGCCGTAGGTACATCAGAATCCACTTTATAAACTCCCATCATAAAAGGAGCCTCATCGGCTCCTTCCAATGTTACTGATACTGATATCTTTTTCCCTGCAAGAGGTACTACCCGTTCCCTGACCCTCAATTTGAAAGTACTCGCCTCACATCTGCCAAAACTTATTTCACTCTCTGAGCATAGTCTCTCTGTGAGTTCTGCGCTTTCACCTTTCCAGTCCTCCTCATTCAGCACACTTCCATCACTACATTCAATCTGCATTTTTTTGGAAACAGATGTGTCATTATAAATATCTTTATATTTGTAATCTACCATGTCTCCTCCTTAATACTCTATGAATGCAACACGCAGAGGTTTATACTCAAGCTCCATGCCGTTCCACGACTTCGTTTCTACTGTATAATTCGGCACATACATTTCTCCCGTCTTATATTCTCCGGTGTTCACATCAAAGTATGTGACTAATGCTTTCCTTTCCTTCACATTTATGTATGCAGTTTCCAAAGCCTGCAGAAAATCTGTCATTTCTGCAGACTCCATAGGAATTGTATTGAACTCTATTTTGGTTGTATAATGGTCTGCGACCTCACGGTATAACTTATTCAATCCATTTCTGTCAGAATCCAAGTCTGCTCTCTGTTCTGGGCTTACCTTATAATTTTCGATATCCACATATTTCGAAATATCTGTATCTCCTACTTTTAACAGCCACCCTTGAAATGCCATTCTGCTGCCTCCTTATACATCCAGCAACAGGTAATTTCCGGTTGCCTTAAAATACTCCCTGTTTACCTTTTTCAATAATTCCGCAAATTTCACGCCATTTATTTCTATCGTATTTCCAGAAGCTATGATTCTGATGATGGTCTCCAAAAGTGTAATGATCTTATCCAGCTTTTCCGCGGAAATGGTTCCTCCAGATCCTGCCGCAGCCTGCGCTGCACTCAGTGCCATTTTCTGTAACTTATCTTCCGGTGATACAATTTCTCCCTGATGCCTATTATCACCGATCATGGCAAGCTGTGGCGTATTAGCCTTGACATATCCACCGTTCCACAATTTAGGTATCTGCGGTGGATCACTCGGCATTTCGAAGCCCCAGTCTTTTCCCACCAGATCTCCTGCCTTCTTTGCGACGCTTCCGATGCCATTTACCACATTGCGTAGTGTAGAATATATCAATGAAATCATTGCATTCACACCATCAATGATCAGATTACATACTCCCTTGATAGATCCCCATATTGCTTGCCAGATTCCATCCGTAATTTTCTGTAAGCCTTCCCATGCCTTTTTCCAGTTTCCAGTAAACACTCCGGTGAGGAAGTCCAACAATCCTCCCAGTATTTTCATGGCTCCAGATATAATGTCTGACACGGTTGCGAATACGGTACTCATGATGTTTATCACAATGTCTGCCACCTGCTTGATTGTCGGTGCCAGATACCCGATAATTGGTTTGATTACGGTACTCCACGCGGTTGCAAGGAAATCGCCTACTGAGCTGATCAGATCAAGAATGTTATCCCATAGTGGTCTTAGATTTTCTTCCCATAATTCCTGTAACGCTTCCTTGGCATGATTCAGTACCGGCATCGCGATATCATTCCACAGTTCTAAAACCGTCTTCTTGATATCATTCCAAGCATCTACAATATTTCCAAAAGTACTGCTTCCCTGAGACTCCCACCAGTCCGTAAGAGAACTACCAAGTTCTCCCACAATCTCTCCTGTCAGTGATGCACATTCTCCACCGAAATCAAACAGATCTGTGAGCGTACCTTCTATCAGCTCTTGATTGTCTTTCATCCACTGGAATGTGTGTTCTGTAGAAATTTCAAACCCTTCCGCGAAGATTGTTCCCAGTGACATTCCAAATCCAGTACAACCTGTCAGAATATCATTGATTCCGTTTACAATATCAGGTCCTGCTTTATCCAGTGCCCCGAGCAGATTATTGTATATCTGCTCATTGATATCCGTAAGATTTGTAAATCCGTTCGCAATAGACTGGCTTACATCACTGCTCCAGGATTCTATCTTTTTCCTGTTGCGCTCCAGATAGCTTGCAATTCCATCCAGCCCTAGGTCTACCGCCTTGGCTGTAACAGCAATCTTATTTCCGATTCTGTTTCCGAGATATCCTCCCAGCGGATCCATGATTGTCTCAATGTTTCTGACTGTAGTTTTGGCCAATGGATCCATCTGAGCCATGATTCTTGAAAAATTATCCTTCAGATTTCCGAAATCAATCTTTTTCAGACCATTGTTGAACTGATCTGCAAAATTTTTGACACCGGGAATCTTGAATGCATCTGAGAGTTTTTTCGAAATTTTATCCACACTGGCTTCAACTTCCTGCGTGGAAGTCTGCAAACCAGCAATATCTATTCCTGAAGATCCTCCGTATGCCGAAGAGGAATCTGTCTTCTGGGAGAGCAAATCCAATTCATCAGTTGGAAGTAATCCACCTAACTTTTTAGCTGCTTTTCCCGCGGCATTAATATTATCACTGATTCCGGCAGACGCATCCTCTGCAGCCGCCATGCCTGTGGCTACATCATTACCCTTCTTCCCGGCAAATTTATCCGTAAATGCTTTAAATACATTCGCCAGCTGTACCAGTTTTCCCATCAGGGTATTGATCACCTTGATTGCCAGTGTCAGGACGTTGATCAATCCCTGACCGATTGCCGCCATAAAAGACTCAGTCTGCAGCTTCAGGATTCTGACCTGATTGGCCCAGCCATCAGAAGTCCGCATAAAGTCCCCAGATGCCGTCGCCAGTTTACTCTGAACAAAGGAATACCGTAGGGCTACCTTTTCTGCCTCCGACATAGCCGCAGTGGTCTTCCCGTAGCCGTTGGCCATAGCATAGGCATCCAGTGCCGTCTGTGTCATGACGACACCAAGATCTTTCAGACTCTCTGTTTCTCCAGTGAATACCGATTTCAGCTTTGTATATGCTTCGTCCTGAGATATGTTATAAAAGGATGCCACATCTCCCGCCAGTCCTGTCAGAGTGGTAGACATATCGTATGCCTGCTTCTCGCTGAATCCGAAAGCCTTGGCCATTGCACCGAAGGTTCCTGTGTACCTCTTGGCCATCGTCTCGGACAGTCCAAATGCAGTTGCGGCATTCTGCGCAAATTTATCTACCTGCTTTGACATTGCCGGGAATGTTACGTCCACAACATTTTGCACTTCACTCAGATCTGATCCCAGTTCGATACACTTCTCACTGAAATCTACGAGCTTTTTTACAGCAAAAGCGGCAGCCAGTTTCTTACCTACTTTCGTAGCCAGGCTCTGGATGCCGCTCATCTGCTTATTAAAGTCCTTTTTATTTACGACCAGATCTAATCCGATCTGTCCAACGCTTGTAGCTTCACTCATAACCAGCCTGCCTTCTAAGACAGGCACATCGGCACAGCGTCTTATAACTTCAACTCAAAAATCTTTTTACAGTCCTTATTTTTACAGCGGAAATAAATTCCTCTGCAATGTGCATCTTCCGTCTGCATTGCATTCACCGGATGCCCACAGTAAGGACACACTACTTTTTTCTTATCTACTTTTTCAATGTATATCGCCCCCTGCCAGAGAAATGAACGCATTCTTCAGTTGATCAAGGACTGCTGCCATATTATCAGGCGCTACCTTTTTTGCTCTGTTTGCACGCCATTCATTCCTGATTCTGTGTTGTTCCGGAGTAAAATGGTCTAAAATATCCTTATCCTCCTCGGCCCTGATTGCTACAATCCGTCCCAGCGGTGTCTCCGGTCCAATTCCAATAAGAAGATCCCTAAACTCATCCCACTTCATGGTATCAATTTCTTTTGACAGCCGGATCCCGTACTGCGCCTGGAAGGATGATACGATCAGACTGTAATCTCCGATCAGATCATAGTACGGGTCACTGCTCTCCCGGCTCTTCGTCTCCCGTGATCATGTCTACTGCTGCCATGATGATTGTCTGGAAATCCTTGAACTGGAGATTCAGTTTATCGATCTTTTTCCGATCCTTCTCATTAAAAATCAGTTCATATACCGCCAACACTTCTTTAGCTGATGCACCCTTCGAAAAAATACCCATGATCTTCAGCACAGTGGCTGCATCGGAATTTACTTCTACGGTAACATCCTTAACCTTCAATACCGGGTTCTCGTCAAAACTCAGCTTTTCTGTAATATCTACGATTTTCTTTGCCATAATAGCCTCCTGTTTTTATGCTGCGGGAGTAATCTCAGGTTTTCCATTGCTCATAATATCGAATTCCAACGGTGCCACAGCTGTAGAGTCTCCTGCTCCAATGTTCTTTACGTTCACCACTGCTCCGGCAAACAGCACCACGGTTCCGTCAGGGAATGTCCACTGGACATCTTTCTCTGCAGAGCGACCGTTTACCCACGCAAGTGCTGCTACAGCATCATTACCGGCATCTCCTACGTTACGTTTCGCAGTTACGGATATGGTAACTCCCTTACTGGTAAGCAGGCGTCTCACCCATCCTTTTTCTGTAAACGGATGCCATTCCTCTACTCCATTATCGAAAGATACACTGAATGTCTCGCAGTCCGCAATATCAACCATTTTCTTTTCGACACCGCTTGCTGCCGCATTGATCTGGAACTGGTTTTCATAGCATGGATATACTCCTGTAATAGGTGTGCTCATTCTTTTTCACCTTTTCCTTTCTCATAAATAACAGCCATCTCTATGACCCATTCGCAGATACCGGCATCATCTTTTCCGACATCCTGCGGTTCATAAAGAGGCTGTATAAATTTTATCAACTGATTGTTGACCGTTACATTTCTTGCAGCCTTCACCGCATCAAATGCTGTCATGGCTGTCTTCTCTGACTCTCTCGGCGAATTATTCCAGTGAATCAACAGGGTGACATATTTTGTCCCGTAAGATACAAGTTGTGGTCCTCCTAATGCTGTCTTATACTCCTGCTGATGTTTGCTGTTATAAACACCGATGGACTTCTCCTGCTTGTCCGGCAGGCTTCCCATATATACATGGTCTGCCAGTTCAATGGATTCCACATAATCCCGCACATCCGATAACATCATAATCCGGCAATCCTCCTGTATATTTGTTTGTATGCCTTTTGGCAGTACTCTGATTTCTTCCCAGAGATCCAGTCCTCATACCATTCGCCTCTTGCATTCGGATTCTCCGTCTTCTGGAAATGATATTCCGGGTGAAAATAAAGCCGTCTTGCATAGGGTGTGCTGGATATGATACTGACTTTTCCCTGGCTGCTCTCCGAATAATCGACAAAAGTGCTCTCGTTTTGCAGATTGCCGGTATCCCTTGGGAACACCTGTGCCTGCACCACATTGGTATGTAATGCCTCAGCGGTCTGCTCTAAAGCCATCACCTGTGCTCTCGTCAATTGTTGGATCTTCGGAAAATTCATCTTTACTGTGGAGTTTACACTGATCATACCAACAGCACCTCCGTATAGTTGACTGTTCCGTCCGGGTTTCTCGACTTACGCCCTTCCAGAATCCTGCGCTTACCCCCAAATATCACAGCACTTCCTCCGGATATAACCGGAAGCTCCGGGCAAATATCTCCTGGAAACAATGCTGCTCCTGTAATCTCTATCAGTTTCTTCTCGGCTGTCAGCACAGTCTTGGCTTTGTCCTGATAGTTACATTTTCCGGAATATTCCACCGGCTTCAATGGCTCCCCGTATTTGTTCAGTCCTTCCTGATCTATCGCAACAGAGATATCTGTCTTGCATAATCTTTTGGGCACCAGACACGGATATTTCATGGAATCACCTCGCAATTCTGCAACACAGACCCGTCTGCATCAGCAACGAATAGACATCCCGCTTCATGGCAATACCTTTTTCCATGAAAATATTCCAGAAACTTCCAAACTGTGCGGATACTCCATTTATGCTATAGCCGGATAAAATCGTATTGATTTCATCTGCATTCTCATATTCGAAATCTGCCTGCATGCAGACAACCTCTTTGATGGTCTCCTTTTGAAAAGCTGTCATATGGTCGAATCCTGCTGCCACAATCCGGTTAAATGTCAGGCTGTCAATATGCCGGGAGGCCTGACGAAGTGCTCTTTCAAGCTCTCCGTCAGGAATCACGCTACCATTATAGCTATCTTTATATTCTTCTTTTCTTACATAAGGTTTGTAGGACATATGCCCTCCTTACTCCCCGGTATACTCCGCGGTATCCACATCTACATAAACGCTATCCACTTTGTTGTCACGTCCATTCGGGAATACAAAGGTATCAGACAGAGATCTGTTCTGGTACAGGTATCCGTCTCCTTCGGTATGTGTTCCGGGATTGAAATAATAGATAGAAGCGATCTTGGGAACCGTCTTACAGGTCTGTCCGCATGCCACCAGTACATTGATCTTATGAGCTCCAGTTACTGCTTCGATATTATGCGTGCTGTCTGCTGCAACTTTTTTCAGAGGAGCAAATCCACCCTCAGCAGGCTCCCAGTCAAATGCATCATAGAAACGCTCATCATCGATAACTTCCATGATGGGTACGCCATCGATGTCTGTCACTCTGGTCTCGATACCAATACCGCCCTCAGCAATCTGTGTAAGTTCAATCTTACGGGTAAACTCAGTGGACTGCTCCAGTGCATCCATAATGGGACTGGCCACATACATAAGCAGGCTGCCATTTGCCTTGTACCGTCTCAACTTACCTTTTGCAAGTATATCCTTCAGCATTCCGAATACCTTTGCCTTGGTATAAGCTGAAATAGCAGTCTCGCTGTGGTATCCCTCTGTCTTCTGTGCCACCTGTGCCACACGGGAGAAGAACAGTGCATCTGTCTCAGGCACTACCTGAGTCTGTTCAAAGGTTTTGGAAATATTCTGCATGGATGCTGTTGCGTTGGTCTCATCCACATCTGCCTTGTCTACCAGGAACTGAACGTCTCTGTCATGGCTTACCGTAAAAGGAACATCTGTCTGATCGAAGGATCCCGTGTTCCAACCACCGGTTCTCTTGTGATTCTTATAACCTGTGGTGCTCATCTGTGTAAAGTGGAATGTCTTCGCATCCAGCCATCTTACATTAGATGTAATAAAGGGAGATGTTAACGCTCCCTGCATCAGGATCTGCAGGAGTTCAGGACTCCACTGCTGTGCATAGTTTAAATTAGGCATATCTTATACCTTCCTTTCCTTAGTTCCACCGATTCCATCTTTTGGTCGGTGTCTGTGTCTGTTGTACAGTCGCCTGCTGCGTATGCTGCGAAGGATCTCCTCCTGTTCCCACATGAAGGAAACCGGTAGTATCTGTCTCCTGCGGCTTTAATGCAGGAATATCCTCCAGCACCTTATTCAGCGCTTCCGTAAGTTTCTCGTTACTGATCTTTCCATCCTGTCCTACTGTCTGGCTGAAATCTGCCATCTTCAGTACATAGGGAATGGATGTTACACTGATTCCCAGTCCGACTGCTGCCATCGTCGCTGCCTGTTGGATCTGTGCCTGTCTTGCCTCAGCTGCTGCGGTTGCAGCCTGTTGTTGCAATGCTTCCACATTCGGCTGATTTGCCGCCTTCTGTTCCTTGAAGGTTGCTATAGCCTGTTCCACCTCCTGTTGGGAAAGCCCCTGCTGCTTGAAATAGGCTTTCAATGCCGTATCCTCTTTTGCCGCAAGCGTTCCATCCAACATCTGCTGGATTTTTCCATAGTCAATCTGCGGTGCTACATTCTGCTGTGACTGCTGATCAGTCTGTTCTCCTGACGGTGCTCCGCCCTGGCTCCCATCAGGGTTTAAGAATCTTCTTACTGTCTTGTAAAACATAACGTACTCCTTTCCATTTTGAGGGTGTCACCCTTACTGCGATCCATTGTCTTCGGTGTCTCCGGCCACGCTGCAGTTTATTGCCTTGCTCGTGTTTGGGCATAAAAAAACACGCAGTGAAGCGTGTTGATTACAGATGATTTGTTGCACCGGTGCAATTTTACTTTTCTACCACACAGATGTCATATTCCTGTGCACAAGTATGTTCAATCCGACATCCCCTCGCATCCTGCCATCCCTCGGCGAAATATGCAATGTCTGCCTGTGCGAGCAGTTCCAGCGATTTTCCCAAAAACCACAACGGCTTTGCATCTGCCGGTGCCCCCTCAAAGAAAGAGTCTATCACCTCCACCGGTTCTCCGACTGCCTGTTCCGCTTCCCTGATAGCCTGCTGCCTCTCTTCCTTGATTGCCTCATCCGTTTTTCCCTTCATAGGCTGGCTGATAAATAATTTCTTCATGTTTTTTCATCCTTTCTTTTTGGCATAAAAATACCACCAATCTACTGACTGGTGGCTTCGTGTTCTCTTATCATTTTTCGCAAACGGTCTTTATAGTCTTCGTAGCTTCTATCTTTTCCAAGGATATAGGCTGCATCCGCTCTGGTCCCAAATAATAGTACCTTTTCCCGTAATTCATGCAATTCCTTATCATTCTTCATCTTTTCTACGAATTCTTTCTTCAGCATAATTATCCCCGTAATATTTTAAAAAATGTTTCATATATCTCTGGTAGTTCATTTTTTATAAAACTTACAGTTTCATCATCCCCTTGATACAATGCTGCAAACACGTCTGCAAATATTTCCAGCTCTGTGTACCCCGGTTTACCTATATATTGTGATTCATGTCCGTATAACCCAATCACCTTGTTGTCTGTTATGCATGACATAATATCACTAACGAAATAATCGTACTCTAAATCCCCATTTTTATCAAGTCTACTTTGATATCTTTCCTTTGATTCCAAAATCCTTTTTTCTGTACTCTTAATTGCTTCTGAGAATTCAGTATGCATAGGACTACCGTATTCATTGTGGTCAATTCTATGGGCTAATTCATGTGCTAATACAGCCCTATAGTTCTCCTCCTCATATTGTGGATGTTTCGGATTGACAAATATCAAATCATTATCAAGATCATACGAAAAGGCATATTCTGACTTTCCATCTATCTGAATGCACTCATCTGTTGTGTACTGATCCATTAAATCTATCATGATCTGCGGAGTATCCGATCTCGGTACTTTCACCTCATCAGGAACTTTATACCGAACTTCTGTTTCCTGACTCCATTCTTTTTCCTTCTCGCAATACTTGCTTTTATTCTCAGGATCCAGTGAAAATGATGCTAATCTATGGAATTTCTTCTCCTGTCTCTCCGCATATTGCTGTCTTGCTTCTTTCCTGTTCTGTTCTTCGATATCTTCTATGTCTTTTTTACTGTATTCATTATCCAAATCCTCCAGTTCTGGAAAATAGGTAGTGTGGCTGTCTCTGCATCTAGGGTGGTATAGTCCTGCCGCGATTGCCGCGCTCATCAGTGGATATGGTCCGTCCTTAGCACTTCCACCGCTCCATACATCATCGATCAGTATCTTACCAACAAACGGTAAACACTTTGGGCAGGGATTTCCACGTTTATTCATGATCACCGTGGATATCCCCCATTCCTGCCTTTTCTGCCCTTCCCCCTGCAGGTATGCACGCTTACTGGCTGTCCGTATTGCCATGTCCGCATAGTCTGCCAATGTGTGCCTGGATCCATTGGCATATTCCACACAGTTAAGACCAGCGGCAATGAAATCCTTTGTAGCCATGTCTACCGCCTTCTCATAAGTCCCTGCTCCACTGTTGGCATATACCTGAGCATTAAAAATAATCTTGCGATATTGGTCATTTGCCATGCGCAGGACGGCTGTCTCAGCCTTTTCCATGTCTGATGTGGTCGCCCGGATCAGCGCCTCCAGCTTCCTCTGGTTCAACCGGAAGAATGCCGCCGATGCTCCCGGACTTACTCTTCTTGCCTGGAAACCTTTCTTTATAGCCTCCAGTATGGCTATCTCCTGCTCCATATCTCCTTCATCCCTGGCAGTACTGATCAGTGCTTCGATTCGGTTATTGATATCCTTGAATTTCGCACCGAACCGCTCCTGATTCTCTTTTCTGTACTTTTCCAGTGCCCGGAGTTGTTCTGCCTGCCACATGGACCACTGCTTGTCCTCATCGATTTCCTCAATCTTATGTCTTCGCATATTCCGGATCATGGAAGCAATGAGTTCATTCTCAATAGCTTGGAATGCTGCTCCGATATCATATTCTGAATTTATCTTAGGCATCTAATCACCTGCCGTTTGCATATACCTTGAATCCCTGGCTTTTAAACTGTCTGGTCAATGTCTTGATCTGCGTGACGCTGGTACAATGATCACATCGGAGTTCCGCATAATTACCTTTTTCCACTGCATAGATTCCTTTCGGGACCTGCTCACTGGCCACCTTCAGGAGCCCCTGGTATTCCTCCCGGTTCATCCGGTATGTTTTTTTCGCTACTTTTACTTCCATCACTGCCTCCTGTAAATCCGTTTATCCTGAATTCTCCTGCATCCGTCCTGATTTCCGGCTCCGGAATACTCTGAATACCCTGCTCTGCCTTGAGCCTTGCGATCTCTTCCTTTTTGCAATCATCATCCAGACTGTCACCATACAATTCCTCCACACAGCGCTCAATGCTCATGATTCCGCTCTGCTTTGCCTTACCAACTGTTTCCACCTGAGATTCAAATGAAGGATTGGCATATTCTCCAAATGGGAGATTTACCTCTACACTTTCCACTGCCTCATTCTTCATCAGGTGATATGCGTTGATACACATGGATACTACCTGTGGCAATACTGTCTGAAGAGTTTCCACGATAATATTTCTTGTGTACAGCGTTGTTTTTTCCTTTTCACGCTGCGCTTCTGCATTATCCAGTTTTTTTACATCAATCCCCAGTGTAGAAGGACTGATGATCCCCTGCAGGCAAAGGTCCAGTGCTGTACAGTAGGAAGCCTGATAGCTGTCATGAGGAATGCTCGGCTGGTCTGTACTGATTACGTTTTTCTGCCCTTCGCGCTGGTCTCCTTCTGCTGCAAAATATCTGTTATCGAACGGATTCGGTGTTATCGCAGCTCCTGTTTTCGGATCCCTCGGAACCAGACAGTCCGGAATATATGTTTTTGCTCTTCCTGCTCTCAGTGCATCCATCCACTGGCTCCATACTTCATCCAGCGCATCATAGCTGTCCACCTTTCCGTCAAAGATGCTTCCGCCACGTCCTTCATATTTTGCCGACTTATAGAACATCATAGGCACCGCCAGCATAACGCTTTTATCGAAGGTCACGTCTTCCAGTGAATCGGTTATCTGTAATGTAGTCAGCGGAACCTGTCTGTTATCCAGATACAGTTCGTTCTTTACATACCCATATCCATATATCTCATTGAGCACATATGTCTTGCCTCCTCCGCTGTATGGTGTCTTAAATATTACTTCCCTGACCTTGTCCTTTTTCCGGATGATTTCGACACGATCCCCGGCATACCATTCTAAAATAGGATACTTACTGAGCTCTGTATCAATGGACACTTTAAAAGCCCCGTCTCCGATATACAGCGTCTCTTTGATTGCATCCTCTATCTTATCGGCAAAGTTATTATTCTCAGGCTTTGCAATGTCTTTCCATATCTGTTTCTGCTTTTCATTCTCTGAGGAAAATTCAAATTCCCCCATATCCGGAAGGACTACTGCTGCCAGAGTTCTCACCGTAAGCGCCGGAACACCTGTGTGGATCTTGCGCATTTCCATCCCCGGTGTACTCTTGCTGGACCAGAATTTATATTTATCTGCATATTCCGCATTCTGCTCATAGAACTGCTCAAGTTCGTTGCTGTCACCACGATACCAGATGCGGTTTCGGATCGCATTCCCCTCGAAGTCCATCATCTCATTGATATTGAACACATAGGGATTCGCCGGAGAAACATTCAGCCAGCTCCGTATACCTCTTTTGATATTCTCATTTATCTTTTCCATCAGGTTCACCTCTGTTTATCCTCCTCGAATCCAATCATATTCCGGTATGGAATCCATCCGTACTGGTTTGCATTGATCGTATGGTCGTTCTTATCCTCCGGTACCGGGACATCCTCTTCCTCGTCCCATGAATAGCGTTCCAATTCCGAGATATGGTTTGTACAATCCTCAACTACCAGATAGCAGTCCTGCTGGATCCATCCCAGTTGTAAATTGATACGGTCCAGTATTGTTACCTTCTTGTAGGACTCAATGAAATTATAAAGGCACCCATGCAGGCGCTTATACTTCCGAAGTTCTGTTATTGTCGCCGCATCTGCGCAGTCAATAAAAGACTCTTTTGCAAATCCCCATTCCGATCTGCATCTATCCAGAAAAGCTATAAACTTTACCGCTGTGTCAGAAGGAGCCAGCGGCACACTGAGATCCGCATTGCTATATACCTTCTCAGCTAGTGTGATCAGCTTGCGGTCATCCGTAATGCCCTGGAAGATCATTGCAATAGTATCCGGAGATTTTGAGGAATATGATGTATCCAGTCCTGCTGTAAACTTCCTGAAACGGATATTCCCATCCGCAATCTGTTTCTTCACCCACGCAGCAGTAACAACATGTTTCTTTCTGACAAAGTTGGAGAATACCAACCCTGTCGCTTTTCCGCGGAGACCTTGAATCTTGTTTTTCCAAATTTTGGTACCCTTAGGTGTGTTTTGCAGGATCATCTGCAGCTTATCCGGTGGAAGGCCTGCATTGTCTTTAAAAGAAAAGAACCAATGGATCCATCCGTCCTTTGGCTCTTCTTTCAGTTCCTCTATGATTTCCTGCGGTGTCTCATCCTTCCATTCCGGAAGAGGACGCGCACAGTTGATATATTCTTTATACACCGGCAGTCCCGGATCATCCGGGTTCAGTGTTGCCATCAGATAATCACATCTCATGGATGCTTCTCTGACAAAATCTATGTCTGCGGTATTTACTTCATCTATGTACAGACAGCCATATTGTCCACCCAGGGCCTTCTTCCACTTTTTCTTGTTACCGTAGCCCAGCACATAAATTACTTTATCCCCCCTGCCAGTATGCAGAATCAGATGCGGAATCTTATCGTCTTTGGTTCCGCTGCCGTTATACTCCACCAGGATCCCGAAATCATCCAATATACCAAGGTCCTTGTTGATGATGTTCTTCTCAGCAGTTCCAGTGTCATCCGCTGCAATGATATGCAGCTTCTTGGGGCTTTCCGCCACCTTAAGCATAAACTTGAAGATTCCTACCGTTGTTTTACCTGCCGCCGTGGTTCCTTCCAGGAATTCCACCTGAGCATCGCATTTCAGGAATGCTTTGTATTTCTCTGACAGCAGGAGCTTACTTGCGCTCATTACCCATCACCACGCATCTGTCTAATCAGGTCATCCAGTTTACTCTGTTCGGACTTGAGTTCTCCGGAGATCTGGACATCCTGTTTATCTCTCCATTTATCCGGTTTCCGGTTCTTCAACCAGAATATCTGGGCCGTGGTATCCGGCTCTACTTCTTTTACTTTTCGTTCCACAAGCATTTCTTTTGTTTTAGGGAACTTCTCTCTTACAAGCATCAGCTCATCATCTGTTGCCTCCGGATGCTCCAGTTTGTAGCGATTCATATATTCAAATAGCTTTTGACTATATTCTTCCTGCTCCATCGGAACGCTTACATATTTATCTTCTGTATACCGATATCCCAGTGCCCTTTTTAAGAGCGCATTTTCCACTTGCAGGTCCACAACTTCCTTTCCCTTTTTTAGGGTGTCCGAAATGTCCGGATACAACTTTTTCCATTCATTTAATGTAGACCTAGAGATTCCCATATTACCAGCGATCTGCTCTTCTGTTAGTCCATCCCTTGTCCATCCTTCCAGCTTTAGTAAGCCTTCCGGTGTCAGCCAATATTTATATTTGCCCTTTGCCATCCGCTCACCATCTCTCTATAGTTGCACCGGTGCAACTCCACGAAAAAAGGCAACGCAGCTATCTGCATTGCCCTGTCACTAATTTATCACGATACTATATTATCACATTTGACATGCGAAATCATGCCATCTTTTACTTTAACTCCCCAATATACCTTCCAATCTGTTCTATAGTCTTAAAAACTATCCTCTTCATTTGTCTCTCACTGTACGAGGCTCCACCGATTTTTAGGTAGGGAATCGGTGCTCTGAGACCTTTACTCCAGTACCTGGTCCGGATTACCTTCTGTTCTTCTGGTCGAAGAGAATTATATACAAATTCCACTGCCTCAATCTCTTTCTTGATCCGTTCATGGTATACGGATGTCATCTTCAGGGCTTTTGCCTCTGTGACAGACTGTGCCTTGTCTCTTTCCTTGGCAGGATCCGACGGACGACTGCTGCCTCCCGCCGGTGATGCCATAATGTCCGATATGTACTCCTCATATTCTTTCTTGCGTTGGGGATACCGTAATAATATAGTTTCGATAATCCTCCAGCTTGCTCTGTTAATTCTTTGCATCGATGCTTTCTCCTTTCTGTTGCACCGGTGCAATTTCCGGTGCGGTTGCTATGCTACTCTGTTATATTTGTGCTGCATCTCTTCGATGTCATCTATCAGGTAATACTGGACTGTCATGTCCGGCTTTGCATGTCCCAGTAATTTACTTACCAGCAATACATCCCCAGTCTTGCGATATAACACGCTTGCAAATGTCTTGCGATACACATGCACGGTTGCTGTTATTCGGGATACTCCGCCACGCACAGCCATCTCCTTAGCGAGCTTTTCAATGCCATACTCTTTCATTCTGTTATGCGGTGCCCGATCTGCCAAAAACAGCGGATCTGTCCCAGGCCTGTCCCCGATGTAATTTCGTAGTGCCATCACCGCTACTGGCGTAAGCATTCCGGTGCGGTAGGTATCTGTCTTCTCGGCATAGATTGATACCTGCTTATTTGTCAGATCAATATCTGCCACGTTTAGGTAAGAGATTTCTCCAACTCTCATGCCGGTACAGATCATCAATTCAAACAATGCCTTTTCCTTTGGCGTTTGTAACGCATAACGGATAGTTTCAACCTCTTCATCCGTCAGGCGCACCTTCTTTTTCTTAATCTGCTTAACCTTATCTACTGCATCAACAATATTATCCTGGATATGTCGCTTCTTAAATGCCCAGGAAAAGAATGTGCATAAGTACCTGTATATTGTGGATTTATAATTGTGGCTGATGTGATCACGATAGGATCTAATAGCAAGGTAATCTGTAATATCCTGCGCTGTCACATATTTATAATTCTTATTCACAAAGTCAAAGAATTTCTTTATGATTCCAATATAACTCCTGATAGTTCCAGCATGGAGTCCTGCTGCCACGCTGTCCACACAATACCTCTGCATCAACCACTCATTGTCATGCTCCATAGTCATAGGCAGCTGCTTGATCTCTGCCAACTCGAAATCCTGCATTTTAACATAAAGAGTGATTTTCATGCGGTCAATCTGTTCCTTGCTTAAAAAATCGTTCAATTCATAGGCAACTTCGTTGATCAGGTCGTTTTTCGTCATAAGCGCACCTCTTTCATGTTGCCTAAGGTATCACATTATGATATGATGTCCTTAAGCAGTGAGCGGTAGATGCTATCTTTGGTCGGATGGTCTACCGCTGTTTTTATGTAACGATTGCAGTCCTTCTGCAGCTGGAATTTCAAATTGTGTATTATGATACTTATTACACTTTTAACATTTTTTCTTTTTCTATCACTCCTTTCACTGTCCGGATGGATTCCGGGAATGCCGCTATTATTTTTTCGCAAAAATCCATCATCCCGTTCTCCTCCACTAAAACATAATGGCATTTCCTTCTTTGTGATATACTAAGCCATCTTGCAGCATTTCTTTCCACTCTTCCTTTGTTGCCTTGAATTTACCAAAGGTAGTTGCATTAACTTCGCACCATTTGCACAATTTGTCCAATGTTTCAAACACAGGGCTTATGGGGCTCCCTTCACTCGTAGTATCCCACAACTGATAGCCTTCTCCCTTCGGTGGTTCGCAGAGTTCCTTTAATTTGTCCTTAATTTGCTTGAAATACTCATCAAATTTAGGGCATCCATACTGTTCTGTATCAATCCCTTTGATCCTCGCAAACTCCTTACAATTTTCACAATATTCCTCATTTTGCGAAGATATACAAAACGAAATGTTATCTACAAAATATCCGTACCAAACTTTATGTAATGGATAATCAAAATCCAGTGGTACACGCTTCAATTCTCTTCCCATGTTTCTCCTCTCTGTTCCTAAAATTTCAGTTTACATGATTAACGATAGCTGTCCGTTTTCAACTTCATAATTCATCCACAGTGTTTCCGTCCTTGCACGTCCTCCCTCTGCTCTGGTATTCTTCTGAACCTTATTCCATCCCTGAAGTACATCGTTATACATATCATTATCATATCCTGATAGAAGAATTTTTCCCGGATGTTTAACCAACACGTTTAACAATTTTTCATGATCTGCATCCTTCATTTCATGTTTATAAAGATAATTTTTCTGAGTTCCGTGTAAATACGGCGGATCTGCATAAATAAAAACATCTTCCGTATCATATCTTTTTATCAATTCTAAGGCCGGTAAATTCTCAATCTGAACTCCCTTTAGTCTCTCAGTAGCCAGTTTCATTATTTCAGGAAGTTCGCTCCACGCTCTGGCCGGATTTGGAGAATTAGTCTGTTGGCCTGATTTAAAACCATTCTGATACAAATTCCCGCACCCAAATCCCATCCAGCATTTAACAGCAAATCGTCTCGCTCTCTCTAAATCATTATAAGATGGTTCATAAGCTGCCTTATACTCTGACCTAGAAAATGGTGTAAATTCTATCGCACGTTCCAGTTCGTCACTTCGATCTCTCAATATGCGGAAGAAATTTACTATTTCTTCATCGATGTCATTAACTGTCTCAATGTGACTGCGCTGCTTATTAAAAAACACCGCCAAGCTACCAGCAAAAGGTTCTACATAAACATCATGCTTCGGTATGTATTCGCATATCCAAGATGCAAGACGATTCTTTGCTCCCGGATACTTTAATATGCTTTTCACACTTTCACCTTCCTTTGTTAAATCCTAATATTTCAGTTTCATTGTGTAATAATACGTACCGTTACACAGGTAAATAATTGTCCAATGCCTTCTGGATCGCCCAGGAGATAGGTCTGTCCTGCTGGTGACAGTAAGCTACCAGTTTCTCATACTGCTCCGGATCCATGCTGATATTCTCCCGGATGTTCTTCCGGATGTTCTTCTTACCTTCTTTCTTCGGTCTCGCCATACATATCTCCTTTCTGTTACACAAATTTTCCGATATTTCAGTTAACTTAACCAGCATATTAGCCTTAATCAAATCATATATAATATCCAGCGAATCTCTATGATCTCTGTATTTGCAATTTGGATTTTCATGTATTCGTGGATCATCGTCTTTCCAATCATTAACACAAAAAAGACAATTACTTACGAAAAGCATTTTGCACCCATTAGCAACGCACAAGTAGTAACATTCGCTTTTTCCTGCTATTCCTTTACAACGCTTAAATCCGTACTTTTCAAATTCTTTTGCTTCACAATTTGGTTTTAACATTTCCTACCTCCACTAAATCCTAATATTTCAGTTTAACTGCCTAATATTATCCTCAATAAATCCTTTCAGAGTAGAAAAACCTTTATTTTCTTCAATTCCTTTTCTTTTCAACTCTGCCTTTATAGTATCCATTTCCTCTTTTACTGACTGATATGCCAGTAACATTCCTTTTTTCATTTCATCATTCATTTTTTCTACCTCCACTAAATCCTAAATAATTTTCTAAAGATATTCTTTTTTGGCTTAATCACCTCGAAACACTTTTCTTTCCAGTCAAAAACATAATCCAAGTTGTATGAGCTGAAGCCAATATTGTAATACCGTTTTCCTACCTCTCTATATTTTATTTCAAAATAAGGTTTTTCTTTTTTTCCAGTGACAATTATTTCAATCTCACTCACTTTAATTTTTCCCATATTCCGCTCCTTTGCTAAATTCTAAGTTTCAACTATTTCCATTTTGGATATAGTTCAGTTTAAATTGTGAACTCCATGTGAAGATATTTACCCTCGTATTCAGTTTCCCAATAATAATCTCCCTCGTACCAATCTTCTCCCTTGCATGTCTGGTCGCACCATTCTTTACAATCATCTCCTCCCTGCTCGCCACCTGTATGATAATCAGTAATATCAGCAAAATCGGAGTTTATACCATCCAGTTCAAGGTTTTCCTTACACCACTCCGCAATTTCTTCATTAAGTGCATTTCGTTGTTCAATTTTATCAACTATCTCTTTTGGAATCCTTTTCATTTCTACCTCCTAAATCCTAAGTTAGTTTATCTTCGTCACCTACGTATATTGCCAAGCATCCCATTGCGTCTGACAAAAATTCCATGTCCTCTCCATCGGTGCTTACCCGCTCTTCCGGATACCTGCTGCCACAATACGGACAGCATATGTTATGACCTTTAGTATTTGCTTTTTCTACCGCTGTTCTCCCCGCTATAAATTCATCACCGCATGAGCTGCAGCGGAACTTTACCAAGTCATCTGCATACATTCCTTTTTCCCATCTATCATCTCGATACATTACGCCTCCTCCATTCCTAAGTTAACTCTTCATCCCTATCCACTATGTCTACGACTCCATAAGGTGACATATCTTCCAGCTTATCTTCTAATTTCTCGCACTCTGTTTTATGTTTGCAGTTATTGCAGTTAATCAGTATTGATTTACAATATTCTGCCAGTTCTCGTACTTTCATTCTTCACTACTCCTTTACCATCCGATGATACAGTAACCTGGCATCAGTCCATATTCCGGTACATCCCGGAGCACATACCGGATCCGGCGTACTTCTGTCCGGCCAGTGTATTCTCCGTTTTCCCACTCCATTAAGATCAGGACATCCCCCGGCTGTACATCATCTTCATCTTTTCGCAGCTCAAAGTTCTTCTTTTCCTCCCGGACTGCCTGGAAGTACTTCGGCAGTATTTTCTTCTCCACTGTCTTCATTCTTCTTTTTCCTCTTCTTTCGGTATTTTTCCGGATCATAGTCCGGATTGAAGGAGCTGCGTGTCATGGATATGCTCTCTTTCCGCTGATCCTTTGCATATGATCTACGCATGGTCTCTATTTCCGGATCCTGGTTCTCCAATCCCATTGTCAGGAGATCTCCGTAAGAAAAGCTCCGGCGGAATCCTGTCTTTTTATCCCTGGTCAGCACGTTCCTTGGGTAAACTCCTATGACTTCGTATTCGCAGTATTTGCTCGCGCGGCCGATACGATCCTCGTCATTTATTTTGATCTTTATGGTGTCTCCTATATGTACATTATGGATGCGCGGCGTAGGATCCGGCAGAAGATTGCCGTCCCAGTCCTTATACTCCTGCATGGTTGTCTCCTTCCTGGGCGACTGCTGCCTCTTGGTATCAGCGGGCGCCCCGTGGCTTCGTTTACAGTGTCTATTGTGATTCACTTTGTCCAAAAGGCTTATTGATTTTTCTGGACCGCCAGTGCTTTCTGTACTGCAGCATAGTAATTATTCACTCCGGCAATCAGGATCTCCGTCTCGGTCTTTCCCATTTTTTCTGCGCAGTACTCTAATTTTCGCTTTTCCTCCGGAGTCATCCGGATGATCTTGCTTATTGTTCTGCTTTTCATCTCTGTGCTCCTTCGTGTATATACAAATTTGTATATACATTATCCCCACTTGTTATAAATCAGAGCATCCTCGTTCCAGTCCGGGTAATGATCCTGCAGGTACTGCCTAAACATCTGCAGCATCTCCTCCCGTCTGCCCTTGTTGCCATTGTCCAGCATCTCATGGTGACTTTGGCAACCCAGTGCTCCATTCTGCGGGATCCCAAGACCACCCCGGGAGCGCGGTATGTAGTGCATGATGCTCTGCAGCTGCTGACCGTACCAGGTGACATCCTCCATGTGATATTCCATGCAGCAAAAGATGCACTGGTACAGATCCCGCTCTTTGATAATCTGCCGGGAGGCAGCATTAAACTCCCGCGCTCTCGCCTGCTTCGACCGCTTCGGCATTGCTATCCGCCTCCTTTATGAGTTCTTCCAGCTTGTCCAAGTATTCGGAGATATCTTTCACCTGCACTCGCGCCGCGATGATCAGATCCATCTCTGCGTAACGTACCAGATTATCCACTGCTCCACGGATGGACTGGAGATAAGCAGTCCTTTGGTCTGCATCCGGGCAGTATTGCGGAAAGTCATTTTCGATATCGGTCTGCCCAGGTACCTGTTCTTCCGATCCCATGGTGTCGGTATTCTGATTATCCACGTCAGTTTCCCGGGAAGACGAGTCATTTACCTGTGTTTGCGGCTCTTCCGGTGCCGGATCCGGTACGGCTCCCGGGATGGTCATCTGCTCCGGCTTCCTTTCCGGTTCCTTGGGCTTTTTCTTTTCGGTGTTTGCTTTGGTCACACGGGATTCCTTACGCTTTTCCGGTTTCTTTTCTTTCGGAGTCTCATCCGGTTGCACCGGTGCAATTTCCGGTTCTTCCGGTGTTAAGTCCTCGCCATATAACATCTTGTACCGCTCCTCAGGACTGCTGCCTCCAAGAAACAGGGAATCTACCTCAAGGCAGATTTTTTGTGGTGCATATTCATGGCGCTCCATTGTTTTCATATTGATTAGCTTTGCACCATCAGGATTTACAATGATCTGTGTACGGCGTTCTCCCGGGATACGGACGGTATAGACCGCGTCTCCCTGCGGTATCAGGGCATCCATAATGTATGTATTAAGCGGATGCATGTCTGTGTTGCAGATTGTCCACAGCTTCCGGAAGAGATCTTCCTGCTCCTTACCCAACTGCCAAAGGTTACGGTACAGCGGCGATCCCTCC